GCTGACCAAGTACCTTGATTACATCAGCCATTACCTTTAGCTCCCATCAAAAGAAACTGATAACGCTTAAGAGCTAAGGACTCTACCTTTCCTACCTTGTTCTCTATCTTTTCAAAATCATCTTGCGTAGTTGCAAAAGATCGTTCTATTGATCTTCGCATTGTTAATTCGTTTTGAAAATCGTATTCAGGATTAGCTGTAGGCAATACAACTAAGTTTATTCTTTGAGCCATTACCGCCTCCCGTCAGGTCTTACGTCAAATCGTAATTGTCCTAGCGTCCAGCCATAACCAGTACCAGAACTTTCTACACGAATAATAGACTCTCTGGTTCTGGCTCGGACAAAAGACTGATTACTGTTTTCAGTCACAGTAGCTGTGGCTAGTGTAGACGATGAGTTCAAAGGAAAATCTTTACCTTTCATGGTTAAATTCATAGATGCACTAGCAGTCGTTCCACGAAACTCAAAGTCAGGTATTAATCTGTTTACAAACATAAACTGTTCGCCATCACCTATTTCTACACCGCCAGATTCTACATAAGCATTCATGGCAACACCATCAGCGTCATAACCGTTCTCATGGTTGTAAAGATAATTATTGTCAGAGTAGGTAATAGCCGAAGAAGCAATCGGATAACGTCTGGTATTTGCAGGTATCCAAGCCGCTCTAGTCAGAGTCCCGATAGCCCAAGAATCTTCCATGTAGTTGTAAGATACATAGTTCGTGCATTCTGTATTACCGCTTCCTACAGGGTAGTACCAATAGACCTCAGAGAAGTCTACGCTGGTAGTAGCAAAAACCTTATATTCTTGATCTTTGTTGATGTTGCTAAAGACATAGTCCAAAACAGTGCAGGTAAGACGTTGAATTGAACCGTTATAGAAATAGAAACCGCCTCTATCCATGAAGAAGACCATGTCGCCAGCGTTGGTAGCTGCATTTGGCGAAATCATAGACAGACCTTCGTTGATCACATCAAACTGATAAACGAAAGGTTTTCCAGAAAAACGCATCGTGTGGATGCTGTTGTCTGTAAATACTAGTATTTCCTGACGAGTCTTGATTGCACCTACAATAAAAGACCCTGAAGACAACGTAACACTTCTCGATGAATTAAGTGATGTTTGCTTCCAATCAACAGGATTTCTTTGATCAGACCATCTAATATGCAACGGATTAATGGTAGTTTGTCCCTGCTCATTACAACCAAAACAAATTGTATGAGCATCTGTTTCTGAAACCATTACTTGCAAAGCAAGAATAGGAGCTTCTAACGCACCAGCGACATCAGGTAAAGCTACAGCTCGTGTCCCCGTTCCTGTTGATTCAATCCAGTAGTAGACTCCGCCGCCGCGAACATTAAACAACAAATTATCTTCAAAGGTGTCTTGCGAATAAAGTCTAAGCTGGTTACCTGCGCTAATCGCTGTAGAACCACCCCATCCGCCAGCACCCCATGTACCTGCCCCAAATCCAGAAGAGGCAACGTAGGTGTTTAGTCCTGTGTTGATCTGATAAGCACCAACGACAGAAGCGCCACCATTGCCTGTGTCTGAAGCGTTAGCAGTAACTGCGGCTCCAGCCGTATCTTTAGCTTCTACGGTGTAAGAATTTCCATCTATTATGGTAGCTATTTCGTATTCTTGATTTAAAACAGAAGCCGTAATATTTCCACCCAAAGTGACAGCACCGCTAAAAGTAACAAAATCGTTAGCAATCGCTCCATGATTTACATCCGCGACAGTAAGAGTTGAAGAACCGTTAACCGCAGAGAAGGTTACATCACCAGCCGCTGTGGTTTCTCTAATCGGAGTAACATCAAAGTAAGCATCACCTTGGTTTACATAAAACTTTAAATTAGTACCCACACCAAGATATTCAATAGAAGCAGCCGCTACCCAGTCAAGCAAAGAACGACATATTCCCAGAAACGTATTAGTAGAATACTTCTGCCATCCACCAATCTGCTCAGCTCGACCTTTACGAAATCTAATTTTGTCGCCGTCATACCAACCAGTCCCAGCCGTTAGCTGAGTTCCCTCTCGGTTTATTCCGGGCTTAAAATCAAACTTAACTAACATCTAATATTACCCTTGATCGGTTAAGGATATGAGCTTCTTGTATATCTTTCTTAGATTGTCCTTCATATTCAACCGCATGATGATTCTTGATAAGTTCTTTGCATAGCCACTTACCACCTACTTTGATGTCAGCTAACCACCGTCCGTATTTACCTTTTTTGTAAGTCCTAAGTGTAACCTCAGTGCCTACCGGAGAGAACGCTTTGACAAATTTTTTCGCTGCAAGACCGTATTTTTTCTCTTCCAAGTTTCTAGTGCGAGATTCTGGAGTGTCAATTCCATTAAGGCGCAAACAAATACCGCCCCCAGTATCACCACGATTAACAACCCCAAAACCCAAATTGATGTCAGTAACATACATTGTGTCTCCATCAACAATTTTAGAAACTACAGCGGTAAAGATATAAGGATTAGACATAAGTGTTTGTCTTAATCATGTCTGTCACCTCTAAGCTACGTCCTTTAACTTGTTTGGCCCATAGACTATCTAAGAACTCCACAGAAGCAGCCTCATGATCTTCCTTTTCCATGTGAGCAATAGCCTTCTTAAACTTAGCAAAGCGAACCCTGCCAAGATTGAAGTGCATATTGATAATGCCGTCACGCCTTGCTCCTTCATCAAGACTATTGAACCAAGGATACTCAGAGCTTAGCTCCTGAATAGTACGAGCAATGTCGTTGGATAGCATAAAGTCTATTTCTTCTTCGCTTAGACCAACACCTTGGTTAGCCCCTTCAGGATGAATGTTTCTGCCAGCACCGATATGCCACGTTCCAAACTGATCTTGGTAAGCCCTAGACTTTACCCCTTCATGACGTTTCAATGTATCGATTAGTTTATCCATTTTATTTCCTGACATTACTACTTGATCCATAGAAGCTGGAGGCAGCGGAACTAACGAGACCCCCAAGATAACCGATAACGAGATTTGTAGTAGCAGCATCGACATCTGCTCCCATTAAAGTTACAAAAAAACAATATATTAAAAAACCTATTAACGAAATTAACGCAAAGGCTTTGCTAGTCCTGTCTTTACTAAAATGACGGCGAGCATCTTTGGCATCTTCCGCTTCTGTTTGAAAAGCTTCAAGATCAATCTCCATCTCGCGTATTTTGTCTTCAAACTCTCTGTCTGCGTCTTTAACTTCTGCTACACGGTCTGGATTTTTTTCTAAAAACTTTTCAATCTTGGCAGGGTTCTTCTCATCAATGCCCAGCTTGTCTGACAACATTTTAATTGCAAGACCAGCCACCGGATTGCTAGAGGCAATCGTTTTTGTAATTGTTGGAGCGAGTGTTTTTAAAAGACCGTTAAGTTTCATTGCTCAGAACCTAAACCAAAAATTAAAAAGACTATTCCAGCTATAACAATTACAGCACCTGTTATAGAAATAAACACCATGCCTAGCTGCCTTATGAGCGCATCTTCTTCTTCGTTTCTTAAAGATTTTTGATATGCCTTTAAATCTCTTTTCTTTTGTATCCGCACTGCATCAGCTTTTATCTTCACCCAACGATGAGTCTGACCTTTAAAGGAATAATAGTCGCCCAACTTACGCATCATTTTTTCCATGCGTTCTTTTTGTTGGTCTATAGTAATAGCTTCTTCAAGAGCAGAGCCAACTAGCAAATCTTCATTGCCAGAAGATTCTGCTTTAGCCATAGCATCTTCCACACGCTTCTTGGCAGAAAAGAATTTCCCTACCTCTCCAGCCATGTCATCTATTTCTTTCTTCTTGGAAATAGCACTCTGACAAAGCACAAAAGCAGAATCCAAAGCTTTTATCGCTATGGCAATCTCACCAATCATTTAAGTAACCTCTTTATGTTCGGAGAAATAGCCAAAGTTTTAGCAAAGCTTCAAGATTCTTTACTACTTTCCCTCAGCGTCTTCCTCAACGATTTCATCAATCGTGTCACATACGTCAGGTATGCTAATGCCTGTAGTTACTTCTGTAGTGACTCTGCCGACAGCTCGTATACCCTTGTATACGCCGCTACAATATAATTCTTTGTTAGCAATCATATCCTCAGATACAGCACAACCTCCTAAAGACATAAAAGCTAATAGTGTAATTACTCTAATCATACGAATCCTCCCCGATTAATTTTTTAAACTCTACTTCTTCCTCTTTGGTAAGACCATTCTTTGATTTTGCGGCTCTACTTTTAGTAGAGGTTTGAGCTTGCCTTTTCATTTTATTTTGACGTTCTATAAAGTGAAATAAACGCTCTTCGTATCCCGGCATAAAATGATCTGATATAGCCTCACCCTTTTTACTCATAAAGTCTTGCTTCTTAAAATCAGACGTTGGGTTAGTTCTATCTGTACCGTCATTAGCAAAGTAGATCATCTTCTGACTAACGCTTGCCCCGTAACATAAGCGAGGTATTCTAGCTACTACATCACTGCCTGAGACCAACGAAATTTGCTTTACTAAATTCATAGGACGTTTAAATCCTTTGAAGAAAGTATTAGGTTTTCCAAAAGTAACTAAACTCAAGCGATTATGTTTCTTATGCAGCTTTGCTGCTGACAGCTCAGCAAGAGCGCCACCGAGACTGTGACCGCAAATTAACGTGTCCTTATCATAATCTATGTGCTTCTTTATCTTTCTCCACACAGACGCATGAGCAGCCACAAAACCTCCATGACACAATCGACCAGCATAAGGCACAGGAATAGCTGAGATATTAAACAGCCAATCCCCTAACTGTTGTGTGCCACGAAAGCAAATAATGTCTAAGGTCTTTGTCTTGACCACATAAGCAGTAGTCGATGTCAGCCTTGACTCTATCTTGATTCCTTTCTTGACCTCTTCGTTATAGGCAAGTGTGGAATACTTACACCCTGTTTCTAAAAGCAAACGCTCTTCATTTGCCATTGTTACAACGCTTTAATACGGTCTATTTCAGTCTGGACTGCATCGGTAAACGTGCTGCTGTAAGTCGCGTTGGCTGCATAACGAGTTTTGTCAGCCTCAAGCATTCCCGCTGCGGGATTTACCCATCCGCTGACATCGCCCCAAGAGCTGCCGTTATAGGTATGCTTACCGCCCATCCATCCATCAGGAGCAGTTACGCCTGAGTGCAAAGTAGCGTTGCTTGCATTTAAGTCACCGATATCAAAATCGTTGCCGCCATTGTTACGCACAGTCGCGTTTGGTGTTGCTGAAAGATCGACATTCACGCTGTCGTCAAAAACATAAACGCTTACGTTGCC